AGAGGTATCGATAAAAAAGAACAAAAGTAGAACAAACCACATCATATTTCACGCCCAAGGTGTGTAAAATGTGTTTCATATAGTGAAACAAATCAAATTATTTTTAATACCCCCTCAAAACCCTTGATTTTATTGACTTTTTTAATCCATTTTTTTTGGTTATTTGCTTGCAATATGACCAATTTCATGTATACTATATGTATATTAACAAAAAAGAAAGATACATTATGAATAACAACTTATATCAATCAAACACTAACTCTATGAACTACAAAAGACAAATGTCATCACTTGCTGCTGAAAGATTTTCACTTTCAAACGCACCTTCTTTTAGAGAAGAATATTATAATGCTGTTAAAGTCAATAGAGAGAGAAGAAACAATCGTATGAAATATAGTAACAACAGATTAAAATAGTAGATCATTTAGATATTAACAAAAAAGAAAGATACATTATGAAAAATCAAAAATATACAATATGTTATAAAAAACATGATACCAGAAGCTGGGATCATGTTGTAATCAGTACTCACAAAAGTGCTGTTTCTGTTATCAACAAAATGATAGAGAGTTATCAATTCTCTGACATTAAAGTCTTTGATGAACACAATTCTTGTGTCAAAGATTGTCGCAAACTTGTTGATATATCTTCAATTCAATCTGACTTTTGTTTTGCAAGTGATTGGACTGTTCACATACCTAGAGGTAATTGTTAATATGTTTCATGTAGTTTATTCTAGACACTATTGGGATTATGAAGGTCAAGGTACTTTTGCAAATACTTGGACTCTATATAGAAATGTCGATTATTCTCAAATATGTTTGATGAGTGATAATTGTGCTGAATTAAAAGAAAAGGCAGACAAAGACTATGCTAAGTATGAAACTACAAAAGATCACGAATCTGATCCTGATCAGTTTTATATGTCCGAAGTTTATATCGTAGATGATAAAGATTATTTTAGAACCTACAAAGATGAGCATCCTGATGTTCTTAGTGATTCTTATTATGCTAAAGGTTTAGTTCCAAAAGAAGAAGATTACTATAACGATTACGGACAAAAGTGCCAATTCTTATTGATAAAAGATTTTGATGAGACATATACTTGGTTCGGTAAAGATTGGACACAAGATATGGTAGAAGCCGAATATAAACGAAGGGAAAATGTGAGTGAACTCAACTATGCTTGAGTGCTTGACTATTGACAAAACTTGTAGTATAATGAATCATATGAAAATTTTAATTGCAGCACTTGTATTTACATCTTGTACATTTACATTTAAAGATGTAGAAGCAAATGATTACAACACCGCAGTTATAGGTCACATACTTACCGAAAAGATTAAAGGAACTGACATGGATGAGAGTTCTATTGCAAATGCCGAAACACAAAGACTAATACATAACATGAGTTTAGATATTATTGAAGTTGTATTTAAGAGTATGCCTTCTATATTAGATGGTATATCTGCTGACATGAGATCAAAAGCAGATAAGAATTATAAATGTGCTTTACAATCAGACGAATATAGAAATAAGGATTGTAACTAATGGGTTTATTTTATGTACATCAGCGTAGAAGTAAGAATAAGAAACTACCTGAAACAGAAAGTTTAAAGAAAGCTCGACTAGAGCATAGAAAGTTTTTAATTAGTAAAGGCGTTAATCCTGATAAGAAGATTAATCCTAAAGAGTTTAGTGCAGTTGCAAACTGGTGGGAAACTACATCAGTTCAAAAGCCTGCCGTGTTAGCTCATTCGGTAGAGCAGTTGATTTGTAATCATCAGGTGGCCAGTTCGATTCCGGCACACGGCACCAGTTTAAAACAAGAATCTCAACATAATTGGCGACTTGAAGAAAGTAAAAAGTTTACAGTTGCACCCGCTTATAATAAAGGTGCATATCAAGTTATTCCTAGATCAGAGATAAAGGATATAGGCAGATAATGAAATACTTAGTTATATTATTATCATTAATGACTATTAGTTGTAGTCAAAATCAAGTAGTCAGTCATATGGGTACAGGTGCTGGAGCTGTATCAGGATACTTAACTTGTCGTGGTATGTTAAATACGAATGTAGAATTAACTGCTGCTTGTGTATTGTTAGGGGGACTGTTTGGTTCTGCTCTTTTTTATACAAACGATATGAATACACACACAGCAATGTTTGTAGATACATTAAACACAGCACCAGGTAAAAGATCACATACAAATTGGGGAAACTCTGCCAATGGTAATTGGGGTTCAATCACAATCAATAGAACTTATGTAAACGATTTTTATAAATGTAGAGACTATGAATCTGTTATAAGTATTGAACATGAATGGCCAATGAGTGGTATATCTAGAGAGAGTGAAATGGGAACAGCGTGTCAAGAACCAGACGGTCGTTGGAAGATAACAGAAAGTACAAATTCGTAATGAATGATCCTTGGAAACCAATGATAGTATCAATGTTACTATTAATATCAGTTTTGCTTATATCAAACTATGCTCTTGCAGGTGAAAAGTCAGAATGGTTAAATAAAAATCCTTGTATGATAAAAATTGTTATTACATCAGTTGAAAAAGGTGACACTACAGTAGTTACCAAAGAAGAAGTGATGAAGTGTAAAGACGGGTACGATGGTCCTAACTATTGGGAACTATTTGCTGCTCACTATTATTCAAATTTGACAGTTCCTGCATATTGTAGGAAAGTGGCAAGACCAGATCACCCATTTAAGATGCCTGGGTTGATGTGTTTAGATGAACATGGTGTCTGGGAGACTAAATAATGTATAAAATATTAGTTACGATAACTTGTATAGTTGTTTTAACAATACATTGGGACGAATTTACTAATAAGATTGATCTAGCAAAGATTCTTCAAGTTAGTAAAAACATAATGGTAGAAGTGAAGGAGTAAAAACATGAAAATCATATTATTAATATTAATGACTTTAGCCTTGGCAAATTGTACAAAAACAATGACAGGTAAATCAAGTGCAAATGCAACTTATAAAGTCAAAGAAGAGGGTACTAATGACGCTATTCTCAACAAAGTGCCACAATGGTTTGTGGATGCTCAAATCGAAAAAGGATTAATCACAAATCGTGATGCTGAAAATTATATTTACGGTGTTGGGTCTGGTGAAAGTCCTGATTTACAAATGGCGATTGATAAAGCAATATTAGTTGCTAAAGCAAATCTTGCCGATCAATTAGAGGGTGAGTTAAATAAAAGAACTAACTTCTATAAAACAGAAGAAGGTACAGAGGAAAACAAGTCAGTTGCTTCTACAATCGATCAAACTATTGTAAACATAATTGAGAAAACTAAAGTTCGAGGTTATGAAGAATGGCATAAATCTGTATTACAAACCCCTAATAATACCTATCGTGTATATGTAGGATTAAAATTTGGTATCGGTGATGCTAACAGATTAGCAAAATACATTTCTGATAATGCTGTTCCAGATATTGATGTCAATAGAATCGAAAAGATGGCAGATGAAGCTGTAGATAGTTTAGTGCCAGGTCCTAGAGATGGTGAATTATCATATTCAGAACCACTTGATGGAGATGAAAAGTATTATAAAAAGATACCTTTAGAGGATATATCCTAGTGATTACAGTTTACAGCAAACCTAACTGTCCATATTGTGATAAAGCCAAGTACTTGTTAAAAAGTCTTGGCTTACAATACGAAGAAAAGGTTGTAACAAAAGATTTATCAGTTGAAGAACTGTACGAAGCTCTAGGTAAGCAAGTAAGAACTATACCACAAATTGTGATTAATAAAGATCATATTGGTGGTTATAATGAACTAAAAGAACATTTTATCAATAAAGGTATAATTAATTTTAAAGGGGAAATAATTTAATAGTAAATGTTAAACAAAGAAGAATATAATGAATTAACTAGACTTAAATCTAAAAGTCTTAATGGTAATCAAACTGTCAAAGAAGCATTAAGATTTTACGAATTAAACAACAGAGTTTCAAAAGTCTTGAACAAAAAACCAAATGATAAAAATGACACTATTAAAAAAACATGGTCGATTTATGATAAAAAAGAAAAATCATATGAATAAATAGTAGCATGAGAGATTTTCAACAATACATAAACGAAGGGGTCTACGACCCTAACATATTCAAAGCATTCTTTCTAGCAGGTGGTCCTGGCTCAGGTAAATCATGGGTTTCAGAAAGAACACTATCAGGTATGGGTTTAAAGGTTATTAATAGTGATACTATTTTTGCTCGTGCTTTAGAAAAAGAAAGTATGTCTTTAAACTTTGCTCAATCAGATGCTAAAGAAATTGCAAGACGAGATGATATAAGGTCAAAAGCAAAAGCAAGAACTGGTGTACAGTTAAAACTTGCATTAGAAGGTCGCTTAGGTCTTATATTAGATAGTACAGCAAGAGATGTTGCAAGAATAGAATCAGAAGTAAGTAAGATGAGATATATTGGATATGATTGTAATATGGTATTTGTAAATACAAGTTTAGAAGTTGCTCTAAAAAGAAATCAAATGAGAGCAAGAAAACTACCAGACGCTATTGTAATCAATAGTCATAAACAAATACAAAAGAACATTGGACAATTACAAAGACTATTTGGTACAAACAATTTTGTTATTCTTGATAACAATAAAGCTGCAGATGATGTTAATCCTGCAGTATATAAAGCAATAAGAAGAATGATTAACAGAAAACCAACATCATATCAGGCAGTATCATGGATAAAAAGAGAACTACAGAAAAGAAAGAGATAAAATACTTTCATGAGGAATTTCCAAAAGAAGAAGAAATACTCAGGATTAGTTATGAACATTCCAAAAGAATGAGGGAGGAAAGATTAAACAAATCGCCTCGTCTAGACCTATTTGATAAAATACAAGCTAGAGAAAAAGAATAGATGGGTAAATTATTAAGATTTCCTGCCAATAGAATTGTCCATACTAAACCAAAAGAACCTGAACTTACCGAAGAAGAATCACAAAAAATAAAAGTAGAGAAGTTTATCGAGCAAGTAGTTGAGCAACTATCAATGGATATCATTAATGTACTTCAAGATAATGTTGTAGATATGAAAAGTGATATCTTTCTAAAAGACATATCGATCATCATAGAGGGTATTAAAGGATTACTATACAGAGACTTTGATATAAAACATCCTATGCATGATGTTACAGATGCTTTAACAAAAATATTTACACTAAAAGACGGCAGAAAAATGACCGATATAAACTATAGCAGATTAAGTGTTAGAAAGTTTAAAGAACCAACTAAACCACAACCCGAAATAAAGATAGAATTTGAACCAGACATGAACTTAGAATAGTGCTTTACTTCTTTGAAGAAGTATGTTATAATAATGTATAAATGATAATAGTTGATATAAACCAAATAATGATTTCTAACCTGATGGTACAAATTAGTGGGCGAAACGCAGTTCCTTTAGACGAGGATCTTGTTAGACACATGGTTCTAAATTCACTAAGAGCTCACAATGTAAAGTTCAGACAAGAGTATGGTGAGATGGTGATTGCTTGTGATAGTAAGAATGTATGGAGACGAGAAATCTTTCCTAACTATAAGGCAGGTAGAAAAGCAAATAGAGCAAAATCAGATCATGATTGGGATTCTATATTTTCTATGTTATCTAATATAAAGAATGAGATTAAAACTTTTTTACCTTACAAAGTTATTGAAATAGAAACTGCTGAGGCAGATGATATCATTGCTGTACTAGTGAATAGATTAAAAAGAATTACAGGCCCTAATCATCAAAAGAAAATATTAATACTATCAGGCGATAAGGATTTTATACAATTACATGATAACTTTGTGAGACAATACAATCCTGTTCTCAACAAGTTCGTAGGTAAAGGTGAAACTCCAAGTCTATATATTAAAGAACATATATTAAAAGGTGATCGAAGCGATGGTGTACCTAATGTATTGTCAGACGATAATGTTTTTATTGAAGGTAGACGACAAAAGCCTTTAAGTAAAAAGAAGATAAATAGTTGGGTAGAGGAAGTTTTTATGACCTTTACTGAAGAAGAACAAAAGAATTACGACAGAAATCGAAAGTTAATCGATCTAAGTTGTGTGCCGCCTGAGTTACAGGCGAAAATTAATAATGAGTTTAATGATGTTGAAGTAGCAAGTAGAGATAAAATACTTAACTACTTTATAACAAAAAAACTTAAAACTTTAATTGAAGTTATAGATGAATTTTAACTTTGAAAGAACTGTTAAGGAGATAACATGGTAATAGTAAGAAGAAATCCAGATGGATCGATAGCAAGTACAACCGATACAACATCAGGAAATGTAGGAACGACACAGAGTACAACATCCCATCCAGCATTAGTAGGTAAACGAGGCATGGCTGCATTAGCAGAATCAGGCAGATCGGTTCCTCCTATGATGCATGAGATTGCTATGAAAGTAAATAATGCTAAAGACAAACCAAGAAAACTAAAAGTATTACAAGAGCATGATACAGTACCTTTAAGACAGGTATTGAAAGGTGCATTTGACCCTAAAATAGAATGGTCATTGCCTGTTGGTGACGGAATTGATATACCTTATAAAGTAAATGATGCACCAGTAGGTACAGAACATACGGTACTAAGTCAAGAAGCAAAAAGACTTTATCTTTTTACAAAGGGTGGAGATAATACAATATCTCAAAATAAAAGAGAACTACTTTTTGTTCAAATGCTAGAAGGTTTAAGTGCTGAAGAAGCTGAATTTTTAGTAGCAGTTGTAAACAAGAAAATCAACAATAAGTACAAAGGATTTACTGGCAATTTAGTAAAAGAAGCATTCAATTGGGATGACAATTTTATGAAAAAGTAGTAAAATATAGGGGTTAATATTGCAATATACCTAGGACCCCCTATCAAAAACCCTTATTTTTCAACAGTTTAAGACACCCTTAAATCGTTGATTTATAAGGGTTTTTTTATGCCCGAAAGTTTTAAAAACCCCGAAAAACAAGGGTTTTTTACACCATTTTTATTGGAATAATGCTTGATTTCTGCTTGTTTTCATGTATACTATATGTATATTAACAAAAAAGAAAGACACATTATGAAAACAAAAACAATCGAAAACAAACTTTTACAATTTAGATCAGATGAGATTGACGGTCAAGATTACGAGACTGTTGCTAATCTGATTTACGGCAATCAATTTATTGCTGCTGCTCGCTTCATTGATGCTCTTGATACAGCACCAAGAAACCATATGGAAGATATTATTGCAAAACAATCATCATTATATAATGAAATGTTTCCAGAAGAAGGGATTGCTTAATGAAAAACAATCAATCACAAAAAAACTTAGATCACACGCTTTGTGTATTTAAAAATGATAAACTAAAAATTTATCACATTTGGACAAGTCAACAATTCTACAATCCAATAAAAAAAACTGTTAATAATGTCACTATACAAAACGCATTTAGTAAATCAATTGACGCTTACAGCGGAAAAGATAGTTCACAATCTGCTGCAACTACAAGTTTTTATAGAGTAATATCTACTACAAAGAAAAAAGACTGGAATCAAGAAAATATTAATCTAGGTTTTGTTAATAAATCTGAACTTAATACTTATAAGAATATGCAAAAAGAAGAATTAGAAAAAAATGATTATAAATGCATTTCTAGTCGTGACAACTGTAGATTTCATTCCGGAAAATATGCCGGTAGAGAATGGGTAAAGAGAAATCCTTGTACTTTAAGCGAAGTTAGAAGAATTAAACATTGTAAAAATATGCTTGAAGATGCTCAATATAAAAAAGATGATTTATTAAATATTGCAAGAAAAATTGCCAAGAATATCGTAAGATATAATCAACCACTTTCTTATATTAGTAACTTTAGTCAGCTATGGTCTCATATACGAGATACTTATTATTCTGATAGTGAGTATGCTTAATGAATAGAAGAAAAAGAATATTTGACTTAGTTGTTAATCCTTTAATCCTTAAATACCTTACACAAGGTGATGAAGTATCAATGGCAAAAGACATACCGATAAAATATTTACCTTACTTCAAAGAAGTATTTGCTCATAAAAATGCAAAGCCAGTTAGATATAGATATCGTGGTTCATCTACATCAACTTACAAAAGAGATCCGTCTTACATTCATATGAATAGTGCAGACAGATTTACACTATACGACAGATAATAAATACATTATGGAGATATCAATGAAACTAAACAGATACGAAAAGAAGATACTACAAGCAATTGTAGATAACCGTAAAGGCATCTATCAAACACCTAAAAGAGATAGAGGTCAATATACACCTTGTAAAGAGTATGACGCTGCTCTTTCTTTATTCATGAAAAAACTCATTTATGCAGAAGCACAAAATGAACTTGTAATGGAAGGTCCTGCAACACCAGAACCTAAGTATAGATGGTTCAAGTGTAGATTGTATAAACCCTATGCAACAAAAAGGGATTTAAGGAAACTACTATAATGTTCAAGTGGATAATAGCTTTTATTTTAGCAGTTCTTGTTCTTAGTGAGATTGCTAAAGAAAGACCTCCGTGTACAGATGATGGTTGTCCTGAATTTATTAGACTTTCTGAGGATGTTGTTCATACTCAAATGTTAGACCCATATCAAAAGTTTCTTAATGTGGCGTTTGATGTTCATATTGAAACACCTGTTAAACCTACTAAGAAAATAGGATTAAAATATGCAAGTCATAAAGTAGTAGAAAAAGAATATGGTTTACCAGACATTAACACATCATCAAAGGATCAATTTGTATATTCACTAAACAAATGTATTAATTTTTTATATGATTATGTAGAAGATGAACATAAGATACCTAATGAATTAATTATTGCTCAAGCAGCCATTGAGACTGGTTGGGGTAAAAGTAGATTTGCCAACGAAGGTAATAATCTTTTTGGTATTAGAACTTGGGATAAAGAAGAACCTTATCTTTTACCGATACCATGGACAGAATGGCCAGGGTGGGGTGTGAAAGCATATAAAAGTAAATGCGAAAGTGTTATAGACTATTTACATATTTTGAATAATGTATCTGTATTCAAAGAATTAAGAGAAGTAAGAGATACTGCTATTAGTAATGGTAAAGAACCAGACCCGATATTAATGGCATCTCATCTAGATAAGTATGCTAGTAGAGAAAATTATACTGATCTGGTTAAACAAATAATTAAATACAATTTGAGAGGCGTATATGATTTATAAAAATACAACAGAACTATTTTGGCATAGGGTTGCTAATTTATACAAAATGTATAATAAAACAGACGATCCAGACTTTAAAAGAATATGGATGGATAAACTACAAGAACTAATGAGACAGATTGAAACGCTTGACAAAAGAACAATAAACTGATAGTATATAGATTATGAATATATTTTATTTGAACAAAGACCCAAGAATTGCTGCTGAACTTCATGTAGATAAGCATGTGGTAAAGATGATTGTAGAGTATGCACAATTATTATCAACAGCAAAAAGAATGATTGACGGCGTTCAATATATCGCTAAGTCAAAAACAGGAAGAAAAGTAACCAGATATAGATTAGAAAATTCAAATGAAGAAAACACTATTTACAAAGCGTGTCACCTACATCACCCTAGTGCTGTGTGGGCTCGTTCTTCTATCCAACACTATGACTGGTTGTACTCGTTGTTCACCGAGCTTGGGAGAGAATATACACACCGATATAAAAAAGAACACAGTACGATTAAACTGCTTAAAGACCTTTTAAGAAAGGCACCTAATAATTTACAAGACAATGGTTGGGTAGAACCACCTCCTGCAATGTCACATTATCCTAATTGTATTGTACCTGGTGACAGCATTCAATCATATAAAAACTACTATATAGAAGCAAAGGCTTATTTTGCTAAGTGGACATCTAGACCTGTACCAGTATGGTTTAGTGAAGGAATAAAGATGCCAGTTAAAAAAAGATTAGATAAAGTACCATTCAGATTTCATGCTGATAAAAGATATCAAGAGTATATCTACTTAGAAGATGGTGGCTCTGATGGCTATAATGATAATAAAGAATTTCATGGTAAGTGGTGGGAAACATTACCAGATTCAAGAGACTACGGAAGTTTTGGGTTTAAACAATCTATTGATGGCAACCCAATTAGAAAAGATGCCTATGATGATTCTAAAATTAACGGTATTGTAAAAGATAAGTATAAAAGTGAGGAATAAAAATGCCAACATATAGATTTAAAGACCATAACACAAAGAGAGTATGGGAAGATTTAATGACCATATCTGAAATGGAAAAATTTAAAAAGAAGAAACATATTGAATTACTACCTCCCACTCAAATGAACATTGTGTCAAGCGTTGGTTCAATTGATAGTAAAACGGATAATGGATGGAAAGAAACATTATCTAAGATATCACAAGCACACCCAAATAGCCCATTAGCACAACAATATGGTAGTAAAAGAAGTGTTTCTGATACACAGGTAGAAAGTGTACGAAATAAGCACAAAAAACGTCTTTTAAAAGGCGGAGGAAGATAAATATAACTGATACTATCGAGAACACTACAACAAGCCAGAAAATGGTGAGTAAGTTGAGTAGTCAATCCGATAATGTATCATTAAAGAAGTTCCGCGGACTTCATAAAGGATATATATGGCAGACTTTGATTTTTTAGAAGGTTTCGATACAGAAGGTGATTGGGGTTTTTCTTCAGTTGCTGAGAAACCTTCAACAACGAAACAAGAAGCTACAAAAGCCACAGAAGCAGTGGTTAAACAATCAGCAGAATCTACTGCCAAGGCGGTGTCTAGCGAAGTTGTTTCTAGATTAGAAGGTAAATTAGATCAGATTAAATCTTTAATTTCTTCTACAAAAAATGAAATTAAAGAAAAGAACGAAACAGAATTAGAGATTACAAAGAAACAATTAGATGATGAGTATGATTTAAGAAAAGATAATATTAATAAAGAAAGCAAAGAGAAGTTTGCTAAGTTAGAAAAACTTATCATACCACTATTAATCAAGTTAGCAAAATCACCTGAAGCTTATATTCATTGGCCGAATAGAGCAGCTGTTATTGAAGATCAGGTTAAAAAGATAATACAAATTACAAGGGGATAACAATGAAAGATAATTGGCAAAAATGTTTAGAAACAATACTACATCACGAAGGTGGTTATGTAAACCATCCTAAAGACCCAGGCGGTGAAACTAACTTGGGTGTTACAAAAAGAGTTTATGAAGAATGGGGTGGCACAAAAGACATGAAAGACTTAACAGTCAAAGATGTTTCTCCTATTTACAAAAAGAATTATTGGGACAAATTAAAAGGTGATGATTTGCCTAATGGTTTAGACCTATGTGTATTTGATTTTGGTATTAATGCAGGACCTGGTCGTGCTGCTAAATTCTTACAAACACAAATCGGCACAACAGCAGATGGTGGTATCGGACCTAATACATTAAAGAAATTAAATGATTATATTGACGATAAAGGCCTTCAAGACGCAATTGAAGAATATCAAGGTAACAGACAAACATATTATGAAAATCTAAAAACATTTAGCACTTTTGGTAAAGGATGGACCAGACGAGTTGATGAAACTTTAGAATTAGCGCTTGACTTTATCAAGTAAATCTGTTATACTAATATTATGAATCAAATGAACACATTTTTACAAGATAGGTACGATATGAAAACATTCAATCATGTTGATTTGTCTAAGTTTAATCCTAAACTTACTCTACCAGATGTTACTACTCAAACTATTCAAGGTAAACGATTTTATATAACACCAGAAGGTAATAAGTATCCTTCAATTACTACAGTATTGTCTGGAAAAGGTAATGAAGGTATTGCTAAGTGGCGTGAATCTGTTGGTAATGATGTAGCAAATCAAATAATGAGAAGTGCTGCCAAACGAGGCACAGCAGTTCATCAATTAGTCGAAGATTACTTAAACAATGATGAACTATCTAAACAAGATGTATTACCTGTTGCTCTGTTCACTTTATTAAAACCTGAACTGGATAACATAAATAATATAGTAATGCAAGAAGGCGGTCTTTATAGTGACGCATGGGGTGTTGCTGGTCGTGTAGATTGTATTGCTGAATATGAAGGTAAATTATCTGTCATAGATTTTAAAACATCTACGAAAGAAAAAAAAGAAGAATGGATAGAAAACTATTTCATTCAAGGTTCTGCTTATTGTGAAATGTATGAAGAAAGATTTTCTGGAAAAATCGATCAAGTTGTAATCCTTATAGTCACCGAAGATGGTGGTGTACAAGTTTTTAAAAAAGATAAGCAAACCTATTTGCCTTTACTTAAAGAAGCAATAGGAGAGTTTAATAAAAACTTTACATTAGATGATTAAAAATATAATTAGATTTATTATAATAGTCGCATTATTTACTTTAGTATACAAAAACTTAAAATCTGAAAATCATAATGGTTTATCTGAAAATTATAATGGTTTATCAGAACAAATGATACCAGTATATTGTGCTGAGACATCATATATGTTTGCAACTTCTACTAATAATTTTGGTGAAACCCCAATTATGGTAGGAGAAATCAGATATGGGGCTGACAAAACAGGAGATATGATAGGATTACTATCATTTGGATATAACGAAGAGACAAACAAAGGTAGTTTGTTTATGACCATATTAGAAAACAAAAGAACTTGTTTAATTGGATATGGATTAAATTGGATATTCTTCAATGATACTATAATGGGTAAAAAGATTCTTGATGAAGGTAATGAAAGTAAACAGTAGGGACCTCGGGGCAGTACCGAGTGGCTCCACCAGTTTTAAAATAGACCTATAAGGGGCCAAAATTAGGATTGACCGCTGACTAGAAATCGTGCTGGAGAGGATAGTCCAAAGACTTTAAACTAAACATAAAAGCAAACTTTAATGAGTATGCATTAGCAGCTTAAAACCCTGCTTGGGGTTTGCCAGTACCTCGCAACAGAAACTGGCTTATTGGGGAATTGGTGAAGCGGGATCACACTACCCTTGCACGGTAGAATCAAGAGTTCGATTCTCTTATTCTCCACCAATACTGGAAAGAATGTAGTATGATAGAAAAAGACAAAACCAAAACAAAGTACTTTGACGAAGAATGGCCAAAAGAGGAAGAAATACTAAGAATTAGTTATGAACATTACAAAAGAAT